CTATAAGAGAAGCGGATAATTCTACAGATATGAGAAGTAAGCCGCTTGATGTTCAATGGCAGATACAAGCTGAAAATTTAACCAAGTTCATTGCTGATGCTGAAAAGGCTGGTGCGGCAAGTACCATTCTTGCAGATGATATTAAGGAATTAAAGCGCTTAATGGACAATAAAGAAGGTACAGATACCAACTACATGAATAAATTCTTAGATACCTTTGATATTGCCAAAGCTAAGTTACAAGCATTTAACTCTGAAATGAGGAGGGACAATGCTTCTGTAGCTCATAGTAATCGTATTCAAAAGTTATCAGCGGATATGCAAGCTTTTGCTGTAGCAAATGAAAGAGCAGTTAAATCAACGAAGCAAATGTCAAGTGGAATGACGTTTGCACAAAAATGGGCTGAATTATCAGCACGTATGGCTAATAGCGCAAACATGACCGAATCTGAATTAAAGAAGTTAAATGCTGAATTTAGAATATTCGGTAAAGAAGCAGAGGCGGCTGGACTTAAAGGTGAAAGCGCACTTGGTAAGTTCTTAAACTCGTTCAAGGTTATATCTACATACTTCTCTGCTTCTCGTCTTATCTCACTTGCTGTTCGTGAAATTAGGAGCGCTATTACAGAGCTTCAAACACTTGATGATAGACTAACTGAGATTTCAAAGACTTCTGATAGAACCGATGCAAGCTTACGCCGTTTGGGTGAAAATTCTTTTGATGTAGCAAGTAAATATGGTAGAACAGCCAGTGATTATTTACTTGGTGTACAGGAAATGAGTAGAGCTGGTTTCGGTGAAGCTGAATCAGAGAAGCTTGCTGAATTATCAATACTTGCACAATCTGCTGGTGATATGACTGCTGAAATGGCAAACGAATATATCATTGCAACTAATGCGGCTTATAGCCTTGCTGGTAATTCTGAAAAGCTTAACAAGGTACTTGATTCTCAAAACTATATTACTAACCATAATGCTGTTAGTATGGAAAATCTTGCACAGGCTACAAAACTTGCGGCTTCACAAGCGGCGGCTTCTGGTGTTGAGATTGATGAATTAACTGCCGCAGTAGGTACAATGGTTGCTGTAACTCAGCAAGGCGGTGACCAAGCTGGTAGAGCTTTTAAGGGTATTCTTATGAATATTCAGCAAGTTAAAGCAAGTGCCGCTGATATTGGAGATGGCGGAGAAGATATTACTGCCGAATCTCTTTCTAAGTATGAAAAGGCTACTGCCGCTTTAGGTGTATCGCTTAAAGAAGTAAAGAATGGAACTGTTCAACTTAGAAAGCCTATGGAAGTTCTTAGAGATTTAGCTATTGCTGTAAATAAAGAAGGAGAGAACAGCGTAAAGGTTGCTAATCTTATCAGTGCTGTTGGCGGTAAGTTTAGAGGTAACCAGTTGATTGCCTTGCTTCAAAATTGGGAGACTTATGAAAAAATGTTATCTGAATATAATTCAGATGATGCCATTGATTCCGCATTTAAAGAATCTCAAAAGTCTGCTAATAATTGGGCTGGTTCAATTAACAAGGTAAAAAATAGTTGGACTGAATTTGTAAATGTATTTATCAATTCTGATAATATGAAAGAAATGTTAAATACAATAAATGAAATTATTCAGAACCTTACTGATTCTGCTGTTAGCGGTGGGCTTAAAATTACTTTTGACTTATTAAATAAAATATTAAAAGTAATTGAATTTTTAACTGAGCAACTTGGAACTTTAGGTACGGTTGCACTTCCGTTAATTATGAAGTTCACTACTTTACACAAATTAGATTTGTGGAGTTCGATAAAGTCACAATTAACTGCAACTATTCCTGTAATACAAGCAACAACCCTTGAATATGAAAAATTATATCAGGCAGAGCTTTTAGCGGCTGATACAAGAAATTATTTCACATCAAATGCTAATGGAGCATCTATGTTGACTGGTGCTGTTGCTACACCGTTTACTGCCAGTGCTGGTGTAGATTATGCAAAGGCAACTAATGATGTACAAACTTATTCTACAAAGTATAGCGTTGCAGTTTCTTCAATGGAAAAGAGTTCAAAATCAGCATCAAGTGCAGTTGGCGGATTAGTAACGGCATTAAAGAATTTTCTTATTGTTGCATTAGTTACTTTTGCAATTAAGAAGGGTGAAGAATTTTATGATAAGATGACAATTGATGCTGAGGAATCTGCTCAAAAGACCAGTGAAGTAGTTGCTAAATTAACAGAGCTTAAAAGTGCTTTAGATAATTTAAAGGAAGAAAAAGATACTTTAAATAATATTCTCAAATCATATGGTGAAGTTGTTTCTAAAACACAAAGTACCGCTGAGAAGAAAGAAGCTTTGGCGCAAATACAAAAAGACCTGAATGATTTGTATGGAACAGAAGCTAAGGGTATTGACGTTGTAAATGGTAAATATGATGACCAGATAAAAAAGATAGATGAGCTTCAAAAAGATAAAGAAGAAAAATTCAAGACAGAACACGCCGCTGATATTGCACAAGCTCAGGCGTTGTCTAACCTTTATATTGATGACAGTCGTTTTTACGAATCGCATAATGAGAGAACACATAATTTTCAGGGCTATAAACCAAGAGAAAGATTTAAGGAAGATAGCTTAGAAGCTATGTATGTCCTTGATGATATGGACAGAAAGACAAGAGAAATAGCCAAAAATATTGAAGGTATATATGTAGCTCCTGTACAAGCTATAGGCGGAATAAAAGGCTTTTATTTAAGTGGTGACATAAAAGATGCTCGTGACCAAATGAAACAATTGTTGGATGAGTATAGTAAATTGAATGAGAAAGAACAAAATCAAAAAACATTTGAAGCACTTCAAGAGAGATATAACGCATTAGTAGAAGCAGTAAAATTGATTGAAGAAATGAGTCCATATCTTGAAAGAGGTGACGTATCAGGTATTGTTCTTTCAACCACTGATGCCATCGTGGAAGGTGTAAATGCTGTAACAGAAGCCACAAAAACAACTATAGTATCATCGTCAGAGCTAAAGAAACAATGGCTTGCTAACCTTGATGATATGCAGAAGGGCAGTCTTAAAAATATTTCTACTATGGTTTCTGCACTTCAAGACTTGTCCGAAAATAAAGGTATTAATGCTAATACTTTTTGGTCATTAATTGAATTTGATGATGACGGTTTACTTGGTGATGCGAAATTGGTTGGCGATAAATTCTATGTTGACCAAGAAAAAATGATAGAGCTAAAGGACAAGTATATTCAAAAGCAAATTGAATCAATTAAACAAGATACAATTCAAGTTGCTACACAAAAACTTTTAGCAGAAGAACAAGTTAATCAACTTCAGGCGAAGGTTCTTGACATGGTTCAAACTAAAAAATATATTAGTAATCCAGAAGCTTATAATGAGTTACAAGGAAATCTTAATGATGCTAAGGAAACAGCTAAGGCTTATAATGAGCAATGGCAGAGAAATCTTCAACTTATAGGCTACCTTAATCAGGCTTTAGGTGATACAGTTGACCGTCAAAAGGAATTGGAGAATCAGCAAAAACAACTCAATAAAGAACTTACTGCTTTAAATAAGGAACTTAATAATGTTGTTAAAGCACATGAACACGTTATAGATTCAATTATAGATAAACTTGAAACCGAACAACATGAGCTTGAAAATCAAAAGCAGACCTTAGAAGATGAATTAGACGTTCTTGAAAAGCAAAAAGATACTATTGAGGAAACAATTAAAAAATATGATAGTGTCAATGACCTTGTTCAAAACACAATTCAAAAGGAAATAGATGCCCTTGAAGAACAAAAGAAAGCCATTGAAGATACTTATAACGCCCGTATTGATGCATTAAAGGCTGAGAACGAGGAACGTGAGGATGCTCTTGAATATGCTCAGAAGCTTGCTAACTTAGAGAACGCTAAGAATAACAAGGTTCGTGTTATTGATAGTACCAGAGGCTTTAGATATGAAAGCGTTAGAGAAGATGTTGCTAATGCTCAGAATGACCTTTTTACGTTTGAAAATAATAGAGCTGTCAAAGCTCTTGAACAAGAACGTGACCAGCAAACTAAATCATTTGACGAGATAATCAAAACTAAAGAAGAATATGCAAAGCGTTGGAAAGATATATCTCAAAATATTCAAGATGCTGAATCAGAACTTCTTGCTGAGGAAATACTTGGTGCTGAATGGAGACAGTTAATCGCTGACGGTGATATTGAGATTATGCAGAAATTCACAGATGAATATTCTGCACATAATACAGAACTGAAAAGATTAACTGACACTGAAATCAAGTATAAGAAAGAAGCTATTGATGCTAAGAACAAAGAAATCGAAGCAAAGAAACAACAGATTTCAGCATGGAAGGATTATAAGAAAGAAGTTTCTAATGCCGTTACAGAACTTCAAAGGCAACAAGAAGATTATTACAAGTTGATTGGTCAGATTGAATTAACTGAAAAGTCAAGTCTCACAGAACGTGAAAATGCTTTTGGAACATTTGTAAGTAATATTACTGGTATTATTGAACAAATAGGACAAAAGCAAAACATACTTGATAATGTTACTTCTACCCTTGATAGTTTAGGTGATAAGAGCTTTAGTGTTGATTTTTCAGTTATTGGTATGGAACTATTACGAGAAGCACAAGATATAATTGATGGGTATTCTGGTAGGGTTTTAAAAGTTCTAAGTGCAGGAGAAGTCTTTAGAATAATGAAAGACCAGAACTTTGATAATATTGGTGATGTTGTTAAATATTTAAGGGAAGGTGGTCTTTCGGAAGGTGGCGTTACTGACTATACTGGCTTAGTACAAATACATGGTAGGAAGAACGCACCAGAGGTTACATTTAATACAAATGATGCTAAAAAGTTGTATGAATATGTACACCACTCCCCTAACCTAATGGCTGATACTATTAAACGTGCCACAAGTCTTTCTGGATTTAAACTTAGTAATAATAGTAATTCAAGAACTTCAAGTGTTAATATTGGTGCAATTAATGTTTATGCTAATAACTTTGATGAACTTGATAGAGGACTTGATAGACACCTTGACCAGTATTTTAGGAATAAGCTTACGGAAGGTTATACTAATAAACAGTGACAAATACAAACAGCTCTCTTGTAAAACAAGGGAGCTGTATTCTTATAAGGAGGTGAATTTTTTGATTCAATATCCAATTAATTTTTATCCTGATGGGAATACTTTTGACCCAACAAATATTAACACTGGTAAAATTAATTTTATATTTAAAGGCGATAAAATGGCAACTACACATTTTAGAGTGTATAACTATGATACTGAATCTTTTGTTAAAGAAGATTATACAACTGGGGCGATTTATAATGGAAATAATGTTTCAGCCCCACAAAATTATTTTGAAGATAGAGAATTGTTTCCTATTGATAATGAATATCGTTACGTGGTTCAATGTTTAATTACACAGGGAAATTCAATTGGTAACCCAATATTTGACCGTTTCATTTTACGTGGTGAAATAAATGAAGATTATGAATATGGAACTGATACGAATACCATGATGATTGAAGATAAAATTCATTTGATTTATGAATGGAACGTGGATGAGAATAATATTTGTAGACCAACTTATATAGAAAATGATTTGGTTGCTGGTATTATTATGAAAATAGGAAATGAACAACGTATTATTACTGCTTATAATTTTAATACTGGTCAAATTACTTTGGAAAATGCATTTGAAAATGATTATCCTAAAGGTACACCATATCAATTATATAGTAGTTACTTGATAACTCAGCAATATTTCTTTAAAACAATACCTACACCAAGCTTTACAAATTTACAAGCGAAATGGGCTGGTGGAACTGGTAATGCAGTAGGTGTACAGGTTCTTGCAGATTACAACTTAAATGAATATAATCCAATTAAATACTATACTGTCACTATGGAAAAACAAGATGGTGAAGATATAATAGAACAACCAAGACATTATTATAAAATATATGAAACTGAAAAGAAATATTCACAAAATATTAGTGTAAAATTTATTGATGACTATGATGTGGAGAATGAATTTTTACCAGAAGGAAATTCGTCAAATAGAAGGTATCTGTTTACTATTAACGCTGTACTTCAAAACGGAATGACTATACAAAGTTCATTTGATTCAGTAGCACCAGAACGTATTGATGATACTGAATTAATAACAGATGTTAATATAGATATTGGAAAGTTTGATAACTATTATAATGTAACACGTATAACATGGACTTATAATCCTGTTGAGGGCAAGCCAGATTTAACATTAAGAATTTACAGATATGATATGGAATCTGATAATATTCTTCGTGACCGTAGATTGATTGCAAGTATTATACCAGAAGGAGAAGAATTTATCGATGCAAGTATTTGTACTCACGGAAAATATAGATATGTAATAGTTCCATTTCAACGTACATTAGGTCACGCTTATACTCCTATTGTTACAAATGAAGTTTTAATAGACGAATATGGTTATACTATTACTGAGTTGATAAATATAGATAATGTAATCAATGGAAAAGATTCATACCGTATTGGTGAATCATGGCATTTACGTGCTGATGTTGAAGATACAACTATTGTTCAAAATACCGATAAAACTCTCCATGTTGGTTATGGTAAATATAGTTCTGTTACTCATACTACTACTAATTATATGTCATCAACGTTTACAGGCGCACTTGTGCAACCTAATTGCGAAGGTGAAATTGAATGGCGTGATGATATAGACCTTGTAAATGCGTGGCGTGATTTTATAACAAGAGATTGTATTTATTTATTACGTTCACAGAAAGGCGATGTATGGGTAGTGAATATAATAGATAATCCCACTACGAATTATATAGAAAAATATAAACCAATACCTACTAATGTTTCATTTTCTTGGGCTGAGTGCGCAAGTATAGATGATATTATGGTTGTTAGCGGTGTTGTATGGTAAAGGAAGAAGGTGAATAAATGGCAACATATAATGTAAGTACATGGGCGGAGTTAGTTACAGCTATAAGAAGTATAGATACCAGTGTAACCAACACTATATACATTACTAAGGACATAGATTGTAATGATGAAATACCAGAAGGTGTAGCATCGTCAGTACGTCCTGCTGGTTCTTCTTCTATAAGTAGTTTAAATCTAACTATAACAGGTGATTATACCGAAAACGGTGTTACTAAAAATCATGTCATTAGAAATTTAAGGACAGATATAACTTCGCCTGTAAGTATATTCAGGTTCAGTGATGGTTCTACTGCAACAAAATACATTAATTTCAGAGATATTGATTTCATAAATCTCGTATTAGACCGCCCACTTGTACAGATGGACGCATGGCGAAATACTTATACAAGATTTTATAGTTGTAGATTTGTTGGAAGAAGAACTCAATCTTTAATTTATCATAGTGCTAATTCAAGTTCGGATTCAACAACTGTTCAGTTCTTTTCATGTTTCTTCAACGTTGAGTACAAAGGAACTGCACAAGAGAATGTGCCGTTGGTTAGAAAAACTGGTGGTAGCTATGACTATTTTTATGCTAATTATTGTAGAATTAAATCAACTTACACTGGTTGGACTGTTGGCACAAATTTTTCACCGTCAATAGCCACAGACCCACAGAATATAACTCACAATCTTAGGTTAAATAGCTGTTATCTATATGGAACATTTGTCGGAGGTTCAGCGCAACAAATGGGTATAACAGATTATTATAATTATAATGGTTCTATTCAGAATGTCATAGATGCAGATTTAAGAATGGTAGGAAACACCTCTGCTTCTGGCACTTCGATTAGTGTAGTAATGCCAAAAGGTATATTTGTTAATAAAATTCGCAAATGGGGCGATGATTCAGTAGAATATACTGTATCTAACTATAATAGTAGTGGCGAAGCTAAGGCTATACCTATACCACCAGACAAGATGACTGACCCAGCATATCTATATGCACATGGATTTGACATTGTAGTTCCCGAATAAGTGAGGTGGTTCTATGCCGACATATACTTATGACTTACTTGCTAAAGGGATTGAACAAGGTGGTTGGAGTGGTTCTGCTGTTACTTCTCGTTCTGATAGAGTTCGTGATACAGATTATACAGAAATAACAACAAGGTTCGTTTCACCTAAAGTTATTGCAACTTGTAATACAGGAAAAACAGTTGAGATAAATTTCTATGGGTATAATTCGTCTAAGTCTTTACTGTGTGACTTGTATTGGTATGCTTCACCTAAAACTTTTGATGTGTCATCATATAGTGGGTTGAAGTATTTCAGAATACAGCTAAGATATAGTGACAATTCCAATATCACACCATCGGAAATAACAGCCTTAAAAGTAGAAGTAGAAGTACCAGAACCGTGGTATCTTGATGACAATAATCAGTTAAATATAAATAATCTTGCAGAAGAAATACAAGGAAATACTCTAACTCCACCTTATCCTGCAAGCTTCTGGTATCTTGATACAGATGATAAACTTAACATGAGTTTGTTACCAGATGAGCCAGCCCCAAATGGAATTGTACATGATATTGTAGATGGCACAGAATATTTTAATGTTACCAATGCCGCTTATCAAAGCGCATTAAACCGTTTGCACAATACTTATAAAATAAAACTTGAAATACTTTCAGATGAAGAAACTGTTATAGGAGAAATCGTAAAGGATTTATCAATTACTGCGGTAGGACAGATTAACATAAATTATGAGCAAATCACAAGACGTTCATGTAGTTTGTCATTAATTAATGTAGAAAAAAAATATATTCCCAATAAAAATAGTCCATTTTGGCTCAATAGGAAATTTAAAATTTGGTTAGGACTTGTAGTTGATAAAGATATTTATTGGTGGTCACAAGGTATATTTTATACTGTATCTGCTACTGCAACAGGAAGAATTTTATCAATTGAAGGAGTGGACAAAGGTGGTGCGCTTGATGGTACATTAAAGCTTAATATGACAGAAGCACAATATCAGTTTAAGCGTGGTAAAGCTCTTACAGAAATGATAAAACAAACTTTAGCATTAGACGTTGGAAATCCTTATGGTTCTAAAAACTCACCTATTGGATTTGGTGGTAATAGACCTATTGATAGTCAGCCACCTTTAGTTGGAATTGAATACTATGGTTATCAAACTGTAGCAGACATTTCAATAGATGCAAATTCATATATAAGTGATTTCTTTATAAAACTTGCAGAGCTTTATGCCGCAGATTGTTATTACAATAATAATGGCAATTTGGTATTTGAACAACATATTGATTCTACTGGATATACCTACGTTCCTACTCAATGGGAGTTTATTGATTTATCAAGCACATATGAAGATGTTAATTATGAATATTCATTTGAGGGAGAAAATGTTGTAACAGTTTATACTAATGCAACACAAGCTGGACTTAAAAATGTGGCATGGACTGCATATAATGATAATCCATTATCCCCTATTAACGTTTCAACTGGTATAAGACGAGCTTCACATATAGAGATACCTTATTATAATTATGTTGATGAACAAGAGCTTGCACAGGCAGAAGCGGATTTAAAGCAAATTCAAAATGAAATAAAAGAAAAAGGTATTGATACTACAATAACTGTTTATGGTAATATTGATTGCAATAATAGGCAGTTACTTGTTTGGGATGAAACCAATCTTGAACGTTTTGAAGAAGCATATGAATCATGGGGCTATACTGCTGAGGAATTAGCTGGCACAATATCAACTGTTATGGGTGCTTCTTCTGAATATAATGGTGTTGAAATTGCTTACTCCCCTATCTTACAGACTAATGAAGGTGCTGTATTACTTGATGCTACTACTGTAGACGAGTATATATGGGGACTTATTGACAATGCTGGTTCAGGTTGGAACAAAGACACTTTACTTAATTTAGATAGAACTGGACTTGAATTTGACGGGGTATTAATTAAAAATCTTATAGCAGATGTTGGTACGACTGCAATAAAAACTGGTGAAGCCATGCATTATGTTGGCAAATATGGTGCGTTAGCAATGGCACAGAATGAGGTTTATCTTGTTTTAAATTCTGGACAGGCACAACAGATTAAGGACTGTCGTTCTGTTGCTAATCATTACTTATTAACTAATTCAATTGTTGGTATGACTTTGAATTTTAATACACCAATTATACCACATATAGATGTTAATAAAACAATTCAAGTTACTGACCAATATGCAGATATTGAAGATGGAATTTATTTAGTACAAAGTGTTACTATTCCTTTATCTGGTGGGAAAATGGCAATTAGTGCAACAAATATAAACTGGCTACCTAATGATATGACATTTAGTGGTGTATCAGAAGTTATAGAGAATGACAGTTCAAACACATATATAGGAAATGGAGGTGGCACGTAATGGATGCATTGAACGCATTAATCAAACAAGAAGCTGGCAAATCAATCAAGGAGTCTAATTGCGTGTTCTCCATTCCTGCCCGTGTTATTGCCGCTTATGATAATCAGAAGTATAGAGTGCAACTTATTACAAGTGATATTGAATATACCTTATATAACTACTCTGGTTCTGATTTGTATATGGGCGAAACAGTTCAAGTATTCTACAGAAATAATTATTTATCAGAGCAAACCGCTTATATTGGTGCGGCTTGTACAAAAAGCTCTGGTCAAATGGGCGGTTTGCAATTTAGAAAATGCACTCAGGCTGAGTATGATTCTATAATAGTTAAAGATAATGATACCATTTATTATGTTGTAAATAATGGCAAGGTTACACAGTATCTTGGAGATATGTCAGTAGGTGGTTCGTTTGTTGACTTTGACGTTAATAATGGAGAACTTGATATTAATACTACTGGCTCTACTCCATCATTCTCTGTTGATGATGATACTTTATATATAGCATATTAAGAAAGGTGTGATAATATATGGCTGTTACTTTAAGTAAATACGGCTCATCAATAAATAGATTGCTTTGCCATCTTGTTGGGTTATCAACAGACACAAAGCCTATCGGCACATATACCGATAAAAGTGGCAAAGTTTTTCTTTTAGAAAACGGTTCTTCTTTTGAAGAAATGGACACGGATAAAAAATATTTATATGATGCTGAAAACCAGCAATGGAATCTTGCAAGTTCTGGTGGTGGAGGTTCTGCTACACTCATAGAGAAATCAATCACAGAGAACGGTATTTATAATGCTTCTGACGATAGCGCAGACGGATATTCAAAGGTTACTGTTGATGTTCCTAATACCTATACCGCACAGGACGAGGGTAAAGTCGTTGATAACGGTGCTCTTGTAGCTCAAACAGCATATCCTACAGAGATTACTGAGAATAATACTTATGATACTACTAACTATAATAATATTACTGTAAATGTTAGTGGTAGTAGTTCTGTTGTTGCTATATGTACATTTGATTTTAGTGAAAATCAGTTTTCTATGGAAGATGAAAGTGGAACTATTGGAGCATATGCTATCTCCGATTGTAGTGCATTAACAGCAGTAACAATTCCAAATAGTGTTACAAGTATTGGAGAAGCTGCTTTCTTTAGTTGTAGCGCATTAACATCAATAACATTTGAACCAACAGAACCACCTGAGTTAGGCGGAGATTTAGGATTACCAACAACCTGTGTTATTAGAGTACCACAAGGAACTCTCTCAGATTATACATCATCTTTAAATTATCCCGACCCATCGACATATACATATGAAGAATATTAAGGAGGTAATCATATGTCAGAATTAACACCAGCAACAAGAGAGGAAATGTACCTTGACACGGTGTTAATTATGTGATATTCATTATATAGAGAAAAGGAGGTAATCAATGGTTACTTTAACAAAATATGGAGCAAGTTGCAATGAACTTGTGTTATTTTTAGAAGGCTTATCAACTGATACAAAGCCTATAAGATTTTTTAATGTGTATGATAACAATGGAACTTTTATTACAAAAAAGGTAATTGAAAACGGTTCAAGATACACAGAGATTGATACTGGTAAAGAGTTTGCCTATGATGCTGAAAATGAGACATGGTATGAAGATAGTTCTGGTGGCGGAGGCGGTGGAAGTGGCTCTGGTTTACAAGTACGTATCTCCACTACTGATAATACCATGCTTGAATTTTATAAACAGTAAAGGAGTGATTTTATATGGCAGAAATAGAAAAAGTAAAACTTCCTAATGATGATACGATATATGATATTAAAGATGCCAAAGCTATTAGAGGTTTAGCAAGTGGTACTACGTCTGGTCATGTTTTACAGTTTGGTGCTGACGGATATACTGTTAGTGATAGTGGCATAGCTGTAGAGACAAGCTTTAGCGGTACGAGTGATGCTAAAGTTCCTACAAGTAAGTCAATAAAAACCAATGTTGCTGATAATGCTGTACTTACTGGTTTTACAGCCGTGGTAACTCCGTCATCTATACAGAATGTTGCTTCAACAGATACTATAACTGAGGCTATGGAGAAGCTTGATAATAACACACGACTGAATCAAACCAATATTTCATTGCTTGAACAGAAAACCGCAAAGGTGTACGGATTTCATGTAAATCCTAACGAAAGCGATAGTTCTGCTGCTGTAACATACCTTATGGACGCAGTAGGAATGACACCAGCTAAAATGGGAAGTACATCATTTGACTGGGGTTCATGGGCTGACGCTTTCTTTATTCCGAAGCCTTGTATGGTCAAGCCTGACGGTACGGTAGACTACTACCTCAACCCGAATAACTATGCGCAGAAGCTTGACGGTACGGCTTCTGAGCTTGCGACAGCTCCGACAGACAATCTTCTCAGCAATGTATCATACACAAATAACGCCATGATGGAGTGGGGCAAGATATATTTCAAGTATGAAGCTGGGCAAGCTGACGGTGAATGGAGTTTCTATGTATCAAATGTGAACGTAGACGGTACATTCAAGTGTTGGTGTAATATCAATGCTAACAATAATGAAATAGACCATTTCTATACAGCTATATACAATGGCGTTGGCTGTAATTCAAAAATGCGTTCAGTATCAGGCGTAAAGCTTTCAACAGCTAACGAAGCAGATACAACAACAGCGGCACAGGAAGTAGCTGCCGCAGTAGCCAACAATGCAACAACAAATCCCGAATGGTATACAGAGGTTTGGTCTGATAGACTGCTTATCAACGCATTGCTTTATCTTATGGGTAAATCTCTTGACTTACAAGGTACTTACGGAAACGGCTTATCAAAGAGTACAATATCGGGTACTTCCGACCAACAGCTAAAACAAAACTACATCACAGGTTCACTTGATGATAAAGGCTTATTCTATGGCGATACTTCTGGAACTGTAACAGCAGTCAAAGTATTTGGTATGGAAAATTTGTGGGCTTGCTGTTGGAGAAGAATTGCAGGCTGTATTCTTGATAATAACGTATTGAAAGTTAAAATGACGTATGACACCGCAGACGGCAGCTCTGCGCATGGATATAATCTTACAGGCGTAGGTTACTTAAACTTCGGCAATCCTGCTTCGGCAGAGGGTTGGTTAAGCAAGATAACAGCAGACAGTGAAAAGGGCTATAAACCGAGCGCAACACAGAGTAATTCATCTTTGTATTATAAAGATTATTTCTATAAAAATGCAAGTATCGTTGCTTATTTACTGCTTGGTGGTCGCTCCGGCCTTGGCGCTACTTGTGGTTTCTCTTGCAATCTCCGCACTGGTGTCTCCGGTGCGGATTGGGCTGTTTCCGCCGCCCTTTCTTTAAAACGCTGGGGTTGAGCGAGGCTTGCCGAGCGATGGAAAGGGAATTGCCTGTTGAAAACAGGCAAGGGAAAACCTCTGGTTTTCCTAACCCCAGCGTTAAAGGGATTTGCGGTGCGCTTGGTGGTAACTCCGACAATGACGCTAACTGTGGTTTCTATTGCAATCTCAACAATGATGTCTCCAATGCGAATTGGAATGTTTCCGCCGCCCAAACTTATTGACATTGAACAAATAATGCACCGCATCTTCCTTACCTCTTGGTAAAATTAGTCTCGTACCCAGCAGCTATCAGTAGTTAATCGAAAGTGGTTGAGAGAATAAGAAAGGTGATTGAGTGAAATCATATAATCATTTATGGGAAAATCTGATATCAGATTATAATATTAAATTAGCGATATATGCGGCTTCACATGGAAATATGAAACGCAAATTACTTACAGAAATGAAGAATAATCCCGAAAAGTATTATGATAAAGTACGAAGTTGGATAGAAGATTACAAGCCAAAGTCACATACTCCTAAAGTAATAAATGATGGTATATCAGCAAAGAAACGTGAAATAATTGTACCGACTGTTTCAGAACACGTTGTACAACACGCAGTAATGCAGATACTAAAGCCAATATTTATGAAAGGTATGTATGAACACAGCTATGCTTCTATTCCACAACGTGGTTGTCATAAAGGAATGAAAGTCGTGAAGAAATGGACGCAGACCAACAGCAGACACATAAAGTATTGCATGAAGCTTGATGTAAGGAAATACTTTGACAGCATATCACAGGATATTCTTATTACTAAACTCAGAAAGAAGATACATGACGTTAGGTTCATGGACTTACTTGAAAAGATAATAAGAACCACTGATAAAGGGCTTCCTTTAGGCTTCTATACTTCTCAATGGTTTGCAAACTTTTATCTTCAATCATTTGACCATTATGTGAAAGAAGAACTGCACGTAAAGCACTATATAAGATATATGGACGATATGGTGTTATTCTGCTCAAACAAGAAAGGCTTACATGAATTACGTAGACAGGTAATGACTTATCTTGCAGAAAATCTTGAATTGTCAGTAAAAGATAACTGGCAGGTGTTTCGATTTCATACATGGCAAAACAGAGGACGATTTCTCGACTTTATGGGATTTCGATTTTACAGAAACAGGGTTACACTCAGAAGAAAAATAACTTTGAAAGCAATGAGGAAAGCTCGGCGTATAGCGAAGAAACGCAAAGTAACGGTTATAGATGCAAGGCAGATGCTTACCTATAAGGGTCGGACTAAGGTCACAGATACATATAACTGGTTGCAGAGATATATTCTTTGCTTTGTTGATTTTCGGAAATTGCGTAAAATAGTTAGTAATTACGATAAGAAAAGGAGGGCTTTATATGTGGTATAAAGCACAAGGAATGGAGATACCGTCTGTAATAGACGAAACATCTTCACAGGTATTTGTATATGTGAGAAAGAACATCAACGCAGAGCAGAGAACGGCTGAGAATGGTGAAACCGAGACTATTTATGTTTGGGACGAAGCTAAGATACCAAAGGATATATTTGATATCTTCAAGTCTCAGACAGAGGACGAAATCAGAATAGCCGATATAGAGGACACTATCGCAGATATGCTTTTCGGAGGTGACGAGTAATGACTAAATCACAGCTCAAACTTATGGTAAATGTTTTTCGCCGCAGAATTAATCAGGGAGAAACTTTTGAGGAAATCGCAGAGGACTACCCGAAGCTTACCACAGAGGACTTAGAACAGATAAGGGCTGCACTCTAATCCAATAAAAAGGTAATTTTAAAGGTTCAATCCGACATATTCTGAAAAACCAATCCGATAGATTTTAAAATGGGCGCAATCATTTATTTGGTTGCGCCTTTATTATAAAGGGGGTATTTTATGAGAGAAATATTTCAAAAGATTGCCAAACTGATAGACGTTAAAAGTTTAATTTCTCTCTTGTTTGCAGTATGCTTGTCTATCGGTTTTTTGAACAATCGTGTAGATGTCAAAGACTATCTTACAGTTTGTACTATGGCATTTACTTTTTATTTTAGTTTTCAGCGTGATAAGAAAAATGATATAGATGAAAACAGAAAGGAGTGAATATATGAATAGCCCATATCAAGGAAGATTTTACATTTCACAAGGTTATTATCCTTCAAGGCATGACGGTTTAGATTTGGTTGGTTTGGATAGTAAAGAAATTCATGCAACTCAAAAAGGCGTAGTGCATTTTGCTGGTTGGCAGAATCCTAATAATCATTCTGAGGGATTTGGACAATTTGTTTGCATTAAAGGCGTAGATGGTTGGTTCTATTATTTCGGTCATCTTAGTAAAATAAATGTTGTTGCAGGACAGTCAGTTAAAATTACAGATGTTATAGGCATAGAAGGTTCAACTGGTTATTCAACTGGTTCACATTGCCATTATGAAGTGCGTAAAGGATTTTATAAAGGTGCAGTTGTTATTAACGTATGTTCACTTTCTGGAATACCAAACAAAGAAAATGCTACATATGATGATGGTTATAGACCACCAGCTCCAAAGCCAACAGAAACACCTCAGCCAGTAGTAACAACTAATTTTAAAGTTGGAGAGCTTGTTAAAATAAAACCAAACGCTAAATACTATAATGGCGTTTCTATACCATCATGGGTGGTAAATGATAAGTGGTATATTTCTTTTATCTCAGGCGATAGAATTGTACTTGGTAAAAATAAAAAGGGTGACAGAAATATTCAATCACCAGTACGTAGTGAAGATATAACATCTGCAAATACAAACATTAATAACGCAGATGACATAAAAGCTTTGCAAAGTAAACTGAATGACAAGGGATATAAATGTGAAGTGAATGGTGAAAAAGATGATAATTTTATTACTGCCATGTTTAATGCGCTCTGTGATTTGTATTCCATATGAGATACGAAGGGAGTGATATTATGCCTGTGTCAGATAAAGAATTTTATGAGCTTAAAGCAGAAGTTCAAACATATAGGAAAGATATTAATGACCTTGATAAAAGGATTGGTGATTTGGAAAGAAAGTATGAGGGACTTTATGAGATAAATAAAAACTTATCTTTAATAGCACAAACCTTGAAACATTTAGAACATGATTTGTCAGAAGTTAAAGAAACTCAAAAGAGTTTAACTGAAACTCAAATGTCTTTAACCAAAAAAGTAAATGAATTAGAAAATGCTCCTGCACAAGAAACACTTGCCAACTTAAAGAAGATAAAAATAGCCGCCATTACAGCGGTGACAACAATGTTCGCAACTGGAATTGCTACAGCTATTATAGTAGCTTTGGCTAAATAAAAAATTATAGGGTACATAGTAGGTCTTAATTGACTTGCTATGTACCCTTTTTTTTCGTTTATATTCAATATTCGCTTGACATTATACAAAATTCGTGATATAATATAAGTACAGAACGTGATAAAACGTGATGATTTGTAAAAAGGAGGGATGTTATGGATAAAAAAATGGAAGTGTTTACTGCCAAAGAAGTAAGTGCCTTATTAAAACTTGGTATTAACCAAACTTATAAGCTTATGAAAAGTGAAGGGTTTCCTTCTTATCACATAGGCAATAAAGTTTTCGTAACCAAAGAAGCTTTGGAAAAGTGGTTAAGAGAAGCCAAGAATAAAAAATTTATAATATGAAAGGGATATGTGTATGAAAGCTACAAAGTTACCATCTGGTAATTGGAGATGCCGTGCATATGATTCTAAGACGAAATCTTATAAGTCTTTTACTGCCGACACTAAAAAAGAAGCTGAATATTTGGCTTGTCAATGGTTAAATAACAAAGCTCCTAAAATGGCTAAACCTAAAGAAACTGTTGGTGTGTGTGTGAAATCATATATCGACAGCAAAGAAAACATTTTATCTCAGTCATCTATCAGGGGCTACCTTGTAATTTATAAGAATAGCATCACAGAGATTGAGAATATCCTTGTCAGAGATTTGACCGAAAGAGATTTGCAAATCTGGGTTAATAATAATGCAAAAGATTATGCACCTAAATCTATTCACTCTCAATTTGGATTAGTTACTGCCGCACTTCGTCAATCTAAAGTAGACCTTGATTTTGATAGTATATTACTTCCCCGTATTGAACGCAAAGAAAAATTAATACCTAATGAAGAACAGATTAAAACCATTTTACATATGGTAGAGGGTACTAACATTGAACTACCTGTTACCATTGCTGTTACACTTGGATTACGCACATCTGAAATTGGTGCATTAACTTGGAAAGATTATAATGGCAAAACGTTAAAGATTCATTCAGCAAGAATCCCTGATAAAAATAATCAATTTATTATCAAAAATTCAACAAAGTCTGCGGCGAGTACCCGTGAGCTTGAAGTCAATGGCATACTAAAAGAGAGACTTGACAGGGCTGAAAGAACTACTGAATTAATCTCTCCTATGTTGCCTACTTCTGTTCTCAGAAAGTTTCATAAGCTTTGTGATAGAAATGGATTGCCGAGGTTTACGATGCATGAGCAGAGACACGGAAACGCTTCAATGATGTTAGCAAAGGGCGTTCCTGATAAATATGCCATGAAGCGTTTAGGTCAATCAAGCCCAAATATGGTAAAAGATATATACCAACATCTTTACCAAAGCAAAGAAAAGGAAGTAGCCGACACATTGGCTAATGCCTTTGATGATATCTATAATGGTGAGAAGGTATGACACGGAATATGACACGAATTTTAACACAAGGCTATAAATAGCCTGTTAAAGTTCAATGTTAGAGAGTTCAAATCTCTCAATCCGCGCCATAAAATCAATGCCTATTTTACGTAAAACAACGTAGAATAGGCATTTTCTTTTATATCCATATTCTAAAATCTTAGAAATATGACACAGAGAATTTGCCTATTTTACGTTGTCTCAGAACAAGATATGACACGACATATGACACGACATGACACGCCGAAAGTAGTGTCATAATATTACAATGCCCAAATTTTTGGTGTTTTTATGACATTACAAAAAGAAAACGTGTCATATGTTTCGGCTTATACATATGACACGAATATAAATTTTATATGAATTGGTTATACAATAGATAACATATCTGTTAAAAAATGAGACATTTCTATTTTGAAGTGTTTGCATAATCTGCTTACTTCACAAATCGTAAGTTGGTCTGGCTTCTTTACTCTATTAAGATATGTTTGCTTGCTTACCCCTAAAATCTTTCCCATCTCTATACAGGAGCGCTTTCCTTGTAAGAGTTCAAGATTGTGTTTAATGATTTCATTTTCTTTCTGACTTTCTGTTAAATAAACTCTTGGCATAAGTCTCGTCCCCTTTCATTGTTACCCTATTGCAACAGACACAGCTTTTACTTTTCTTCCTATTATTCCTCCACAAGGAACAAACGTATCATTTACGCTGTTATATCTTACAAACATTTCATCTCCATAGCCAGCACATATTTCATATATTAATAATTCTTTTGCAGTATTTATTTCTATATTAGGATAAATAAAGACTTGTATAATCTTATCTCCTAACATTACAACTTTCACTGTACAGTAGTCCCATTGTCTTATGTAAGAAATAATATTTTTAAATTGAATGTTACAATTAATCTTAAACTCCAAATCCTTTTCATTTTTTAGGACATTACTATTTTCTTTATATCTTTCTATATAAAATATTTTATCTGCAAATGTATCTCCAAACCATGCTGTTTCAACTTCTTCATCAAATTTTTTATTGTCAATATCATAGTGTCTTATCTCATTTTGATAATTATAACACTCAAAGTCTTTGCCTATTACATCTTTATTCATTTTTATTTCCTCCTTTAACTTGTTCTCTCGCTTACACAATGCCACCTACAAGCCACGCCACGACTTCATAGGTCATGTTATATTATAATAAGTAGACATGGCTTATAGGGCATTTAAATGCGTGTTTACTTACCAGTTGAACCAAACCCACCAGAACCACGTTCTGTATCTGATAACTCACTCACTTCATTAAACTCTACAGATAAATATGGCATTACTATAAGCTGTGCAATACGCTCATGTGGTTCAATACTCATAAATTCATCTGTATCATTATGAAGTGCAACAATATACTCTCCCCTGTAATCCTCGTCACAAACTCCCACACAATTTGCTGGTCTTAATCCACGCTTTGTAGCAAGTCCACTTCTTGCAAAAATTGCACCAAAGTAACCATGAGGTATTTCGACTGCCAGTCCTGTTCCAACCTTTACTGTAGAGTGTGGAGCTATATCAATTGCAATTTCAGAACAAGCGTATAAATCATATCCTGCCGCATACTCACTTCCTCTTGTTGGGATTATTGCATTTGGATTTAACTTCTTAATATTAATTATCATTTTTACTCTCCTTACTTAATTGACTTCCACCAACTATATGAGCCATCGGCTTCTTTAACTATTGTACCTTTAAAGAACCTACACTCATATCCTTTGTACTCTGGTGATTTATCTTCAATAATAAATGTATTGTTTTCTGCTATACTATTATAATAAGTAGTTTCATACTTATTATTTTCAATTTGTTCAAGAACTATTCTAACATTACCATACCGTATTGAACCTTCGGGGTCTGCTGTCTCAGGAAGTAAATCTGGGTGAAGCGTAATACCCTGATATATAAACTTATTCATTCCCCTCATCCTTTTGTACATATACAGTGTAAGCGTATATTTTAAAATTCTTGCCCTTAACGAAATTATTTTTGATATAATTAATCATGCAATCAAGTGAACAAAACTGATACGAAGCTCCTGTGTCATCATCATCAATTATATATAAATCCATTGAACTATTATTATTTGCTTTCGAGCGTTTATATTTATTATAGCAGCAATCACATTGTATCTCTTGATATTCTATAATCATTTTTTACATTCCTTTCGCATTTTTTTAAATACTAAATTACCTCATTATCGCATATTTTAGGATAGTCTTTTTGTAATTTTTGCAGCTTTTTGAAAACAGTCTATAATTCTTATAAAAGAATATACGTCATTCCAATTATAAGCTCTATAAAAGTTTTCAATAGCCTTGTCGTTAGTTTTATTATATGGCATATCAAAGCATATTGAAAAATACTTTCTATTTCCTACAAGATTAAATAAACCATCATCAACAAGTATGTCTAAATTAAGTAACTGTTTATGATGTATATTTATGGTATGCCGCCACACATATTCTTTTGGAAAGAAATCAAGGTTACGTGTCAAATGACCTATTTTCTTTTGAAGATTAGATGGCAAACTACTTGTAACAAAATATATTTCATAACCGTCATTATACAGTTTCTTAATAGTATCATAAGCACCTTCTATCAGGTCAACCTTCTTCCACATTAAAGGGTCACGAAATGCCGCTTCTACTATCCATTTGTATTTATCTGGCAGAGCATCCTCCATGCTATAAGTCTTAAAATCATTCATGCAAAGGTTTAAGTCTAAACGTTCATTTATATAATGTACCACTTGCTGTGGGCTATCTACAACAGTACCATCTAAATCTATACCAATAATCATATATGTACCTCATTCTGTCCACGGAAATAAAAATTTATAAATCACATTCCCAATTTCTGCATTATTATTAGTTGAAAGATAAATATGTTCATTATGCTTTTCATTGAATTTCTTTATACTGTTCATGATTGAAAGTAAGTCATTATCTCTTTCGGCATTAGCTTTTCTAAGTGCTTCTTCTTGTTCAATACGCTCCTGATTTCTAAGTTCATTAAGCTCTTTTTCTTTTAGTTCAATTTCTTCTCTGAGTGTCATCATTGTATATCTCTCCTTATAGATTAATTTTATTTTTAAAATTGTTAATTCTTGCTATATCATGCTTGATATAGAAACGTCTGGTGGTATCTACACTTTCATGATTAAGTAAAACAGATATATCCTCTAATGGCATACCAGCGTTCTTTAAAAGAGTAGCCTTTGTATGCCGCCAATCATGTGTGTGCATTGATGGACAACCTATCATTCTACCAATAACTTTCGTCCAATCATTCAAGGTAGCAGGACAAATATGCTTTTCTGGTGTTGTACGTCCGCTATACCAAAGCCAGCCATTGTCATTACATTTTTTCGCTATACGTTCTTGTTTTAGACTTTCAAGTAAATATTTAACTTCATCATTAAAATATAAATCAACCATTTTGCCTTCTTTTTCAAGAACGTCATGTATTACACATTCTTTTATATCAATCTGATTCCATTTAATAGAAGCTATTGCTGTACAACGAGCCATAGTCGCAAGTGACAACATTGCATACAGCCTTAGTTGAATGTCACCATGACTAATAAGCTTTTCACGCATTAATGCTATTTGTTCTGTAGTTAAAAAGGTTTGTATGATTACAGGAGTATGCTTTTTAGGACTATCAATAAACTCAGTAGGATTAGTTGAAAGATAATGTTTCTTGCGGAGAAACTTATAAAATGCGGAAATAGTTGCAATGCGAACTTTCATACGTGCTGTATTATTACCTTCTGATTTACAAAAGTAAAGAAACTCTGTAATATCGTCATCATCAAGTAAAAGAACAGACCTATTCTTCTGCTTGTCTAAAATATAAATAAACCATTGTTGTAAGTTGTATATGTACTGTCTTTGTGTTGATTCTGATAAATCTCTGACAGCCATATCCACCTTATACTTATCAAGAAGTCTGATAGTTTCAGGATTAACTTGTTTAAGTTTTTCTTCATCATGTAAGACTATTCTTTTACTACGTGTGACCATAACATTTCTTCCTTTCAAATATTCATTATACGTTCTTTGGCTATATTAAAATAATTCTCGTCCAATTCTATACCTATAAAGTTTCTGCCTGTGTTGACAGCCGCCACACCAGTTGAACCAGAACCCATTACGTTATCTAATACTGTGTCCCCTTCTTCTGTATAGGTTCTGATTAAGTATTCAAGTAAAGCTATGGGCTTTTGTGTAGGGTGGTACTTATCTTTGTCGTGAGTAAACTTTTGCACATCTCTTGGATAGCGTGTGCCATTGTTAATAGTAGTTATCTGTCTTTGCCATTTCATGTCATAGTTTGTACTGTTCCCACGATATTTAACAATATATGGGCTACCTTCTGTCATTTGTGGAAAATACTTCATTGCTCTTGATTTGTCTTTGACATAGCAAGCCGCACTCTTGGAGAAAATTAATATATTCTCATGTGCTTTCATTGGTGCAAAGTTGCAATTTAATCTACCAGTTGACATAGGCTTCTCCCATATCCATTCGTACTTTAGCATTTCAAGATTGCTTGCTCCCAAAATTTGTGCAAATGGAACTTGTGCGAATAGTGCTATACAACCTCGTGGTTTGATAATGCGCTTATACCCTCCCCATAATTGGTCAAGAGGTATTTGTGAATCCCATTTATTTTTCGTAGAGCCGTAAGGCAAATCTGCCAGAACCATATCTATACTTTCATCTGGAATGTTTGACATCAAGTCAAGGCAATCACCCTGTAACAATTGTATATTCATTTATTTGCCTCCTTGATTGTCTACATAGTCCTTAAATATTTGAATCATTTCATCTTCTTCTGGAAAGAAAATGTCTCTACCAGTTTTAGCTTGCCAGTCTGCTAACACATTAATTATCATTTGACCAAAACGCCAGTCTGGAAAATTATTCATATGTATATCTTGTAGTTCTTTATAAAATTTTTTAAGTCTATTCTTATCTCTCATTTGGCTATTACATCTCCCAATCTATAAATAAATCCTGTTGCATACATTTTTCAATTTTATACTTTACCCAATAGTTATTCTCAGGCAGTCTCAGTATCTTTTGCCACATAGCCCAATCACGTTCTTTGGTTTCTGTATATGGAATAACCTTATCTACGCCGTAGGTAAACTTAAATATGCTAACTGCAATTTCAGATAGTTCTTTATTAACACTGACTAAGGCATAAGGAATACCATAGATACTACGCCAGTAAACTTTTATAGGACGAGGAAAGTGATTAAAATTATTAGTTTGAAAACCACTTCCCCAAGAGCTATAGTCATAATGTCTTTTAAATGTCACTATGAAGTAGTCTTTGTATCGCCTGTCCACTCAATCACCTCCACTTCCCAATATCAAAATAACTTTTGTTTTGGGAAATATTCATTTAATATATTGATAAAGGTCAAGTGGGCTACTTGACTTCTTGGCTGTTTTCTTTTTGCCTTTCCAAAGTTGATATTCGTTTCGGAATACGTCTGAGGTTATATGCCAGATTATGCCAGTTTCGGAAGTGCAAGTAACCCATAAAATTAAATTAGAATCATACATAAATGGAGTATGTATTGTCTCGTCAAACATCGTCCCTTTCCCTTTCGTACTTTTCAGTTAGGTAATCTTCATAGGAATAATCATCCATATCCATTATGTGTTTAAAGTCATCAATGCAATAGTTACAAATAATGTGTTCACCTATTTGGTAATAGCTTTCTCCATTTTCAATACCATTACCACATTCAGTACAACGGCATTGAGCTGGAATTGATTTTTCATATTCTGGACAATTAGGAAGATGTGTGTTGCAAGCTCCACAAACAGGACAAATGTTTAACCACGGCTTATTCATAACTATTGCTCCTTTGATAACTACTTTAGACTTTGTACTATGTAAAAGACAAATTATTCTAATACTTTTATAAAACGCCCACAGTGGCACTCACCTTCTGTTGTTTGGTCACGGAACTCTTTACACATACACTTGGTATCTGGTGTGTGTTCAAGGCGGCAAGGGCAGTAAAAATTATTATTTTCAACTTCTTTTGTGACTGTTTCATAAATAGTCTTATCTGGATTCTTGATTATCTTTAACATTAGTAATCTATACCTTTCTTATAAATATGCTGGTTACTTGTAGCAAGAACAACGCCATATTCTATGTGGTTTATTGTACTTAATTGTTCTATATACTGACCACATTTTATATAATCAAACACATTGCTTTTCACTAACTGTTGTATTATATCTTGTTTAAATTCGTAACCCGTGTAAATGATAGTTTTCAATCCGACACTTTTAGCCATTGTAGCAAGTGAGATACATTCATCAATTTGTAACGTCCATTCAAGTCCAGCAAATATAATACCTTTATTAAAATTGTTAGAAAGTATTTCTTTTATTATGTTTTCACAGCTTTGGGTTATAGTAGGTAATGACTTGATATTTTGATTAAAGCAATTTGGACAATTAAACTTACAGTCACAAGCCGATATTAAAGCTCCAATAAAAGGCGCATCCTCACAGCGTTCATGTTCTATTAATTTATAATTAATCATCTTCTGGACTAAGTTGTTTTCTATCATAGAACTCTGCTTTCTTTCCATCATTATAATTATCTACACAACGAAGGTAGCCTGTGATTCTTTGGTACATTTTAAGATTAGCATTACAGATAGGACACTTATCAACTTTATCTGCAATATAGCCATGTTCAGGACAATATCTGTTTAAAGGTGATATACTTACATAAGGTACTTTGTATTCATGACAAACTGTATCAATTATGTTCTTAGCAGTTTCACCACTTATTGCACCAGAAGTAAATATATGAATTACTGTACCACCAGTGAAAAGAATTTGTAAATCTTCTTGGTGGTCGAATGTTTCTTTTATGCTCTTTATCTTATTAACTGGAATATGGCAACTGTTTGTGTAATAGGGAGCTTTGACTGTACCTCTTGTAATAATATCTGGATATTCTTCTTTATCCTTTTTAGCCAGTCTAAAGGCTGTGCTTTCTGCTGGTGTAGCTTCAAAATTATAAAGGTTACCAGTTTCTTGCTGAAATTCAAGAAGTCGTTTTCTTATGTGTTGTCCAACCTCAATACAGAACTGCTTACCATTATCAGTTAGAATATCATTATTTTCACCAAAGAAATTTTCACACATTTCATTCATACCTACTATGCCTATAGTAGAGAAATGATTTCGCATTGTACCTACATAGGTATCAAAAGCTGGAATAAGTCTTGTTTCAATTACATTCTTCTGTAACCATTCTCTCTTAATTTCAAGTGAGTCTTTAGCTATATTCAGAACTCTATCAAGTTCTTTAAAGAAATTTTCTTTATTGCCCTTTGTTTCATAAGCTATACGAGGAAGATTAATTGTTACAACACCGATAGAGCCTGTACTATCACCACTACCAAAAAGACCACCATTGCGCTTTTGCAATTCGGTCAAATCAAGTCTGAGTCTGCAACACATACTTCTTGCATCTTCTGGCTTCATATCGGAATTAAGGAAATTTGCAAAGTATGGATAGCCGTACTTACCAGCCATCTCCCAAAGAAGCTTATTGTTTGGGTTGTCCCAATCAAAACGTTCATGAATATTATACGTTGGAATTGGATATGCAAAAGGTCTACCATTACTATCACCAGCAATCATAAGTTCGCAGAAAGCTCTATTGAACATATCCATTTCTCTTTGGCAATCCTTGTAGGTAAAATCAGCAAGCCCATCACCTATCATTGCATATTCATTAAGTAAATCTCTTGGTGGAGTAAGGTCAAGTGTAATGTTTGAAAATGCTGGTTCTGCACCGCCACGAGAATTTGAATTAATACTAAAAATAAAATTCTGTAATGATTGTTTTACCTCACTATATTTTAGCTCATCTTTCTTTATAAAAGGCGCAAGTAAGGTATCTACGGAACTAAAAGCAACTGCCCCCATTATTTCGTTCTGGTATACTGTTACCATATTTGAGATTTGATTTAAAATTGAATCAAAATGTTTCGCAGGAGAAGAAGTCGGAATGTTAGGAACGCCCTTAACACCAGTTGTAATTAACTTAGGTAAAGAATAGCCGCAACAATACAATGTCAAACCACCGAGGTCATGTATATGCATTTTACCATTAAGATACTCTGCTGAAATATATTCTGGATAAACTTCTCTTAACCAATAATCTTTTGATACTTCTGCAATAATATGTTTACCTAAACCTCCATAAGAATATGGAGAATTTGAATTTTCTTTTACACGCCAATCCTGCTTCTTTAAATATCCTTCTACTATATTCTTGCTACTTTTCATGCTTTGCCCCTTTCTATCCATTCTATTGCTTCTTTAAATCCTAATTTCTTATCATCAACTTTTAATACAGGCAAATAGTCAAATCCTTGTTCAATCATTAATTCTTTATCTCTACATACCGCATATCCTATACCAGACTGTTCAAGTTTCTTTTCAAGGACTTTGCATTTTGGACAATCTATTGTAAATAATACTACCGCCATATTAACACCCCTGTTTCTTTAAATATCTTAATGCCTTTTTGTAATTCAACATTTTATCCCCTACTACCATACATGGCAGTTCATGAATATTATCTTTATGGGCTTCTGTTACGCTCTTAGCTTCATATATTATCTCACGACTTTCAAGTTGTTGCACTAAATAAAAGCTCTCTTTAGAGCCATTACAATAAACAGTTATCATTGATTCATTCATTACTATACTCCATTAGCATATCTATAAACTCACAAATACGGTTGCATTTATCTTGTGTTGAATTATCACACACATGAATACAAAACTCTTTAGCATCTTTAAACGCTTCACTATCATGTTGTAAACGCCGCATTATATCTTCATCTTTATCTCCACGTTTGGACATTCTGTCTGCTGCCACGGAACTATCTACATCAAGAAATATGCTTATGATAGGCTTACCAAAATAATTTTTATAAAGGTCTTTTAAACCTTTAACATCAACAACATATAAATCTGCTGAATCAAGTTGGTTTTTGGTTGCAAAATAAAAATTACCAGCAAACCAGTTTGAACATACTATTTGCTTTTGTTCTGATAGAAAAGCGGCTTCTTCCATAGTACAGAATGTATGACTTGATAAATCTGCCTCATCATTCTCTCTGGGTGGACGAGTTGTATATGACTTTAAAACTGTATAACCATATTTTTTACTTACCTTATTAACCAGAGTTGTCTTTCCTGAGCCGCTAACTCCAAGAATTGCTATAAGTGGTTTACTCATTGTTCTCACCTGTAATCCATTCTGAATTTGGTAGCTTCTTTATCCAGTTACAAAATTCTCTCCATTCTGGAAGTCGATGATTGAAACGCTGTTGATATATTGTTTTTAACTGTCTATAGTTTGTTGTCATTCCAGCAGTAAGTTCAAACCCACATGGATTACTATACAGGAGATTAAGATAATCTTCAGGTGAATTTGTCTTATTATATCTATCAACAAGTTCTTTCATAATCTCAATAATACGTTTATCAACATATTCATTATAGGCTTCGTCAAGGTTGAACTTTGCTATGCGATGCATTGTAGACTGACTTGATATAAAATCAAAAAAATGATAACGTTCTGCCTCAGTCCACGCCTTAACAGTAAAGGTTAAATCAAACTGTACAATTATACCATTAAGAAAATTATCATGTCCTGTTCCAGTTTTGCAAGAAGCAAGCTTATTAGTAGTTTTTGTAATTTCACTTGTGCAACTTTCTGTGTCAACGTTCATAGGGAACTTACTACATCTTATGGCATTTGAAAGTCCATAAACTTTTGTGTTTTTAATCTTCATATCAAACCTCTTATATCTATATTTTTAGTTTGTGACAGCTTTCATGTTTAGTAGTCTGCCACTCTAATTCCTTACGTTCTTCTTCTGTCATCTGCCTTGTAATAACTGGCGAATTATCATTAAATTTTTTGGCTTCTCTAACACTTTCGTTAATATCTCTCCTGATTTTTTGCATTTGTGAAAGCCCCACTTTGTTCTCTCCTTTCTATGCTTTCCCTGACAAATGTCAGGGAAAGTTTATTAATAGAAATGGTTAGACTGTCCGTCCCCCCAAAAGCCTGTCCAATTACCGAACTCATCTTGATGTGCAAAGTAGTAATCAACCGCTTCTCTTACACTGTCGGTAACATTGCTCCATTCATAGTTGCAAGCATAGTAACCTGAAAACTGATTGGGCTGTGTAAGAACACCTTCAATAGTGTTTGGATATTGTGGATTGTTTACACGATTCATTACTACACTTACTACTTTAGCCTTTTCTGGAACAGATACCCAATCTGAGCCATATTCTCTTGCCACAACATTTCTAAGCAATGTACGTTCATAATCTGATATAGGCAAAGTGTTATTTGTATATGTTTCAGATTGCGCAACTAATGGCGTTGCAATGAACTCTGTAGTTGGTTCAATATATACCGCTTCTGTTTCAGTCACTTGAATACTCTCCTGCACAATCGTCTGAGTCTCCGTTGTCATTATCTTCGTAGCCATCGTTGTCTCTGTGTTTGTTGTCGTAGATGATGTTGTTGAGCTGGTAGTTGTAGATGTCGTTGTAGAAGTTGTACAAGTTGTAGCCACCTCCAATTTGCTGTTTGAATTGTCTGTGTCTCCTTTACCGCCATGTGAACAGCTTACTAATACGAATAAAAGAGATGTAAATGCTAATGCTCTGCCTCCTCTTACGAGGAAACTTCGGTACTTCTGAGAAAATAAATTCTTCATTGCTATCACCTAAAACCTTTCTTTGTCTTATTGTTATTACGTATATGTACTAATCCATATGAGGGCAATATAGATTTTGTACGTTGTCTAAGTTAAAAATAAACCGACTGACCTACAGTCTATAATTAACTTTATAAGAACATTATATCACAGATTTTGTACGATGTCAATAGTTTAATAAAATAAAATATAGATATTGTACTATGACTTATACCTTTGAAGTATTTCTTTAATAGCATCATCAATACTTATTTCTTCTTTAACAACCACACGTTCAAGTAGTTCATAATCCTCAGTTGTAAATTTAAAGCCTTCTGCTTCAAGTGATGTTGTTATATTTCTGATAGCTTTAAAGGTTCTTATCAACCCGTCATGCAATCCGAACTTATACATACGTTCAACAAAATCATCCATTATCAATCACCTCGTCATAAAGAACATCAAATTCAATTGCCAGCTCATTGACTTCTGCAAGAATACCTTCATACCAATTAATATTACCTATATTGCGTTGAAATTCTATTACCAAAAGCTTGCTTAGGTCAGATACAGTATATTCTTCAAACGTTTCAAGCATAGCAATGAGCATTTGTATAATCTCATCTCTGATATACATACACTCCATTAGGTCACAATCACCATTAAAATCAGTACCGTATAAAGTTCTTAGGCAATTGCACCAAAATATTTTTTCTTCATTGTTCATTATAGTTTCTCCTTATATAAATTCATCAAGGTACAGTCTACCATCTCTTGCTGTTTTGAGATAAAGCCTTTTAGTTTTGGGGTGGAGATATGCTGACTTTGTAGACATTTGATAAGTCTTTGTATTATAAACAGTACAGCTAATATTAGTTATGTCTTTAGCAGTCCAATATTCTTTTGGAGTTAATAGTACAGGATTTTTTACATCCCCTATTATATCAAGAAGTATATAATTACCGTTCACTGGTTTATTTTCAAATTCTTTAAGCATTATTAATCCTCAGTTTTGCGTAGCAGTTGTTGTTTCTGGAATAGGGATAATAGGCTGTGTCTGCTCTCCAAGAATAACTGTAGCCTTAGAACCATTCCACTGTTCAATTTCTTTAATCTTTACAAGGTCAGGAGTAAGTGATTCTGAAAGTTTCTTATTTGCTTCTGCTTCTGCTTCACCCTTAATCTTAATAGCATTAGCTTCGCCCTCTGCTTTAATCTTTACTGCATCTGCTTCTGCCTGTGCTTCTGTTTTCTTTACTTTTGCCGCCTTTTCAGCTTGAATTTCAGCAACCTTTTTTTCATTTTCAGCCCTTTCGATAGCAAGCTGATTCTGTTCTGCTACAGTCTTACGTTCCTGTTTTGCCTTTACCTCAGCATCAATAGAAGCTTCAAGTTCGCCAAAGTCATAGTTTGCAAGCGCAAGTGAAGTGATTGTAATACCTCTTGAACCAAATCTTTCTCTTAATCCGTCTGCCGCCTGTGACATAATAGCCGCACGATTAGTACGAACATCTTCAATATCATATGTTGCAACAATTCCCTTTACAACGTCAAATACTTCTTCTTGCGGCATAAGAGTTGTAATATAATTTTCACCATAATTTTCATAGACGAAAGCCGCCTTATCACCATTTAGTGAATATGTCATTTTGAGAGTCATATTAATTAGTTCTTTGCCTGAAAGCTCACCTTGAATTGTAGGATATTCAACTGTTTGTTGTTGTATACTCATATCAACCATATGCTCTGCAAAGGGAATTTTGAAATACCAACCTGAACTATATGTATTATTTGTAACTCTCGCCATATTAGTCTTTACTCCAACAGAACCAACTGGAACTCTGGTGATTGAACCAAAGAAAAGAATGATTGCAATAATAAGCGATATTGCGACAGCTATAATTCTGCCTACACGAACTTCTTCTGTTTTTGAATTATAAAAAATACTCATAATCTTATTCTCCTTTTAAATATTAATAATTAGTTATTAAAACTTCTTGTGTTTCTGTTTTATCTTTATTTTTCTTATGATAATTGCAGTTACTATAATCTGCATTTAGATAATGAATTTTATAGCCATACCTATTTGCAAAGTTACGCAAAGTAGGATTGGTAGATAGATTATTACTTAAAGCCCATCGAATATTCTTACTTGTAAGATAATTAAGAAAACATATTAAATCTGTTTCGTCTTGGTTATCCCAGCCGCCAGCTTCATTATAGCAAGCTGTACTATTAAAATAAGGTGGGTCACAGTATACGAAATCATTTGTACTATAGCCCAACTCTGTATATTCTCGAAAATCAGCATGGGTGAATAGTATATCTTTATTATGCAATGCATTACAGAACTCTATAAATTTATTACGCAACATAGGATTAAAAGAACTTCTATCCTTACCGAATGGCATATTATATTCACCACTGGAATTAAACCTTATTTGATTATTAAAAGCGTAACATATAATTGTATAAAGTTTAATTGGATTTTTCTCCTTTGATTTATTATAGTTATCACGTAAACGCAGGAATCCTTCTTTGTTTGTCTTACTTAGATTATAGTCATATATTAATTTCTCAATTTCTGCCAACAGAATATCAGTATCATTATTTTTGAATGTTTCAAGTATCTGTACAACCTTTAGATTAATGTCATTGTATATCACAGTATCAGCATTAATATTAATAGCTACATTCGCTCCCCCACCAAAGAGGTCAATAAAAGTATGTATTTTCTCTGGAAATAAGGGGGTTATTTGTGGAAGAAGTTTATACTTGCCGCCCACATAATTTAAAGGACTTTTAATATAACTCATATTGTATCTCCTATATTATATTGTTCTATATCGCTTCTTTTTTATTTGTTCCTGTCTGATTCTTCTTTTGTTTTTGCTCCACTCCTGTCTACTTATAAAGGATATTTCATTTTCTTTATTTTCTTTATTTTGAATAGCTCTATGAGCTTCTAATTCTTCTTTATAAGCAAGATATTTTGAACAAGAGCTATGACAACGTTGTAATGTTTCAAGGTCAATCCATCTTTCAGTACAATCTTTACAAGGACTTAAAACAGTTTTGCCGATATCCATAATATTATCACTCCATATCTATTTCAACATTAATATACAAGCAAGCTCTCCACTCTTTGAACTCTTTGTCAAAATCAACATCAAATTCAATGGGCTGTACTTCTATAATATCTTTATAATTTCTACAATTAATTTCAATATGAGGTGTCAAGCTATACCCATTAAGGTCAACAATTTCTCTTAGCTTTACGATGTTTTCAATAATGTCTACTTCTTCACAAAGATAAACACCTTGATAACGTCTACTAAAAAAATTCTCATCAAGATAATATAGTTTATCTTCTACAAAAGCATTTGCATTAAATACTTCAACTTGTTTTGTAATTTTCATAATTGCCTCCTTTGGCTGTTATTTACTTGATACTTGATATACAGTTGTTTTAGGTGTTTTTGACCATGAGATAAAGCCTGTTATGTTAATTACAAAATACGCTACATACATCAAAACCATAGGAATGTTTAATGTATCAAGGAAGTTCACAAGAATCCAAGCTATGTTGCCAGCAATCCATGTAATCCAACCAGACTTCTTTTTTAAAGCAATTAAAACGTTACCACCTAAGCTAAAAAGGCTACCTAAAATTGAGAGAGTTAATACCAAATTTAACCACTTCCTTTAATATAGAATTTGTACGATGTTAAATGTGAAAGAATAGTACAGTTTTTTTCAACTGTACTATTCTGATATTATACTAATATTATAACATAGAATTTGTACTATGTCAAGTACAAAATTTAAAATGGTATAAACTCTGATAACCAAGTTTGCCTTGCCGCTGTCTTGTTGGTTTTAATACATCTCTGGAAAGCTGATGGCTCGGCAAGAAGTAGACACTTCTTTTTGGCTCTTGTAATTGCTGTATAAAGCAGACAATTGTCAAGTAAGGTATAATGAGTATTATCTATTATAACAATGACCGCCTTATATCCTGAACCTTGTAATGAATGTATGGTCATGGCATAAGCCAAATCAATCTGGTCAACTTCATTTAAAGCATAAACCACCTCTCTCTTTTCGTTGTCAGCCTTAAATGTTATAGTAAAGGATTTATCGTCTATTTTTGTAATGTAGCCAACATCACCATTAAAAACATTTTTATCATAATCATTGACACGCTGGATAACTTTAGCACCAAGCTTGTATTGACGAGTATTAAATTTAATTGATTGCACTTCATCTGGTAATAACAAATCTTGTATTGCTTCATTAACCCTTGCTGTGCTGTTTATGCAGTCTTTTTTTCTTGGTATTCCTATTATAGTATCATCTATCCCACAAGTCTTTATAGCCCCCATATACGCTTTTATAGCTATGTTTTTTAAAACTTCTTTATCATTACGAAACATATATGTCATATCTTTAAGAATACCTCTGACAAGCTTAGGTTCTGGTTTGGCTATAGGATTCAAACCTTTTCTTATTTCATTAGCATCACTTGTTATACCTGAGTCTGCCGCCTGTCTCATTACTTTTGTTAGTTCATAGCAATTAAGATATTCTTGCATATGAAGTAAATCATCAAATACGTTGCCATATCCTATGGGTGGGAGCTGTCCATTATCACCACATATAATTACCTTTGTTGTAGGCAGAATTGCTTTAAATAAATAATAAAAAATCTCTGCACTTATCATTGACCCTTCGTCAATAAATATAACATTAAATGGTAACGGATTATTTTTATTATATTTAAATTCATTTGTTCCTCTACAGCCAAGCATACGATGAATAGTTGTTGCTTTGAAGCTTGTGGATTCTTCAATTACTTTTGCCGCTTTTGCTGATAAAGCACAACAACCTATCTCATAACCAGCTTGTTCATATATGGTAAGTATAGAGCGAATTGAAGAAGTTTTACCTGTTCCTGAGTAGCCAGTTATAATAGTTACTTGACTTTTAAATGATTCTATAACTACATATCTTTGCTCATCTGATAGTTCAAATCCTTGTTCTTCTTCTGCCAAATTTAATCCCTCAAAAATATTTTCGTCTGAAACTTTCAAGGGACTAAGCTTACTCATGTCGGTGATTTTGTTAAAAAGATATTCTTCAATCTGATAATATTGTTGTAACCCAACCTTGTCTCCTTCATCAATCTTCAATAAAGGTTTATTACTTACTTGGTCTTTATCAAGAAATTCATTTAATAAATCATAACATTCTGGAACGTTATCTCTTATATTGCTTTTTAATGTGTCAATATAAACCCATGTATGTCCATAACTTTCACCCAAGTCTTTAAAGTAAAATGTAATATATGCAGTTAATCTTTTAATAGAGCATTTCAATTCAGGGTTTAGTTTTAAAGCCAACATATCAACTTTTTTAAAACCAAAACCATGTAGTCTTGTGAGTATGTACGGATTGGATTGTAGTTGTTTTTTTAATAGAATGGGATTGCTTTCCCACTTTTCAAGTTTTTTAATCGCCTTGAATGTAACACCTAATGGTTTCAGCATTGCGAGGATGTCAGAGATTACATAATTGTTAATTACTTTCTCTTTAATCTTTTGGTATGTTGTTTCTCCTATTCCTTTTAATTTTGAAAAATCAACATTATCTTTGCCATTCATAATATCTTCAACAATATTAGGATAATTGTCAATCAAAGTGTCTGCTTGCCTGTCGGTAATAATTGATTTCAAAAAATCTACTTGTTGTTCTTTAGTTTGTGGTATTGCGGTTTTAATCGAGATAGGTTCGTATTGCCAATTTCTATATTTATTATTGTACACAAGTTTTGCAGTAATATTATATGTATCTCCTACATATAGTTTTTGCATACGTCCTGACAAAGTACCTTGATAGAATTGTGTTTTATTAATAATATCTTTTCTTTCAGCGAGATTAGGAAGTTGATTGAGCGTTGTGAATTTATAGACACCAAAAGAGCTATCTTCATTATAGTATAACTCAAACTCAGGAACTAATTGGAACTGATATTCTTCGTTGCTATTACTCATTCTTTATTTAACTTCCTTTCTGCGTATTGTAACCATTTACTATAACTCTTAATACTTTCGCATTTTACTTGTGACTCATTTTCTTTAATACATTTCATAGCAATTTGATTTCCTTTTCGTATTAAGTCCTCATGTTGTTTAAGTTCTGTACTCCACACAATAGCTTCAATTAATCCTGTTGAAGAATAAATATTAACAAAAGCAAATTGATTGCCAGTTTTGGTTTTCTTTTTTTGAACTTTTGAGATTACACCAACAAGAACACATGATTCCCCTTCTTCAATATTCTCAAATGGTCTAAGATACTTATATGCTTTTTCAAATGGATTATTTGATAGAAATATCTGCAAAGCTTCAAACTCCCAAAACGTTTCATTTGGTAAGTATCTATCTGAACAAGTTTGAATATAGTCTTTATATTGCATTTCTCTTTTGATATAATACTCAGAACGCATTTGCTTTTCTCTACGTTTATTATATTCTTCAAGTACAGCTTCTTTATTTACTTTGTTATTTTCTTTATACTTATCAACATCAATACCCCAAACTTCAAGCATTTCTTTTTTTGTTTTATATGTTGAAACTGGTTTATACTTAAAAGGTTCACAAGGGAAACTGCTTTTAAGATAATTGATAAGGCATTTCTTTTTATTCTTTGTAGGAAAAGCACCTGATTTTATAAGTGACACTATTTGTGCTGTGGTAACTGGAACTCGACTAATGAAATTATTCATGTCAGTATATTTACCATTACAAGTTCTTTCTTCGATAATACTCTCAGAAAGTTTTTCTCCTATACCAGAAATTGCAGATAAACCAAAAAGAATATTACTGTTATAGATTGAAAAGTTTTTTACCGAATGATTAATATGTGGCTTTGTAACTGTAATATTGAAGTTCTGACTATCAATAATATATTTATTGACCATACCAGCTTTATCAATATTAAGGTTCAATAATGCCTTAAAAAATTGCAAGGGATAATTCTGTTTAAGAAAAGCTGTCTGAAAGCAAAGAACAGCGTATGAATAACTATGTGATTTATTAAAGCAGTAGCCGCCTTTGGCAGCTAATTCATCGCTAATTGCTTTAGCAACTTCTTCACTATAACCGTTATCAATTATTTCTTGATATAATTTTTTTGATTCTTCTTTGACCAACTCTGGCATCTTTTTACCTATGGCTTTACGATACCTGTCTGCACCTCCATATGTTCTACCTCCAAATTGACGTACAATCTCCATGATTTGTTCTTGATAAATACAATTATGAACAACAATACCATTAACAACAAAGTTGTGTTCTTCCTCAACTTCAATATCATAAACTGATACTACTTCATTTAAGTTCTCGATATTTTTAATACGTTCCCATTTTAAGTTTTTATCAAACCATTCATCAGGGAGGTTGCACACATCTTTAATTGGAACAAGAGAATTTATTTGTACATATCCATATTGTTTTGCTCGTTGGCTATTATATTGTCTAAATATATAACAACCTGTTTCCCTATGCGCTTGTCTTGCAGAGATATTATTTACTTTAAGATACTTATTAATATAATTGGCAACTTCTTTGAGTGGAATAACATTGGTCATATCCTTGTCAATAGTATTGCACTTTGGAGCATTGTTTAATTTATAAGAATATGGTTTTAGCATATCATATAATCTATGACTATTATGAACGCAAATATCATATTCTTTATCACTATGAGAGTAAACATGAGAAGTAAATCCTATAAGACGTATTAATTCTTGTATATCAAATGCAAGCTGACAAGAGCCTGTTTTAAACCTTATATGACCTCTTGATGTGTAAGAACCGTCTGTATCAAGATAAACACCTAATACAGTCAAGATGGATTCCGTATCAAGTCCAAATACAAATTTAGGGATTTCTTTTTCAATGGATAATTTGTTTTTAAAACCCCAATCGGAAACATCTTGCAATAAGTCATATTTTTTTTCATAATATCCTCTTGAACGAATTGTACAATCATAAACATAGCTACCACTTGGAACATCTTTGCCCTGTACCATAACGTAGGTATTAGGATATGCTGTCTCTACCACTTGCTTAAAGTCAATCGCAATATCAATATTAGTGTTATAAAAATGAATGAAATTGCTTTCTCTAAAACAACCATCTCCCAAGAGATAACCAATCATTTTCAATTTATTAATATCATATTTTTGAGAGTTATTATTACCCACTCTTATTGCAACAACATCACTATAAGACAAATCCTTAATTTCTTTCCATCCATTTGAAGTTAAAAGCCTATGGTTGTCTGTGCATTTAAGAGTTTTATTATTACGCAATGTGATTTTAAATATGTTTTTATTTCCGTTACACCATATTCTGTTGACTTTTTTCTCCCCACTGGCAGTATAAATTATATCCCCACATTTTATGTCTTGAATTTTGATGTTACCCTTTGGAGTTGATACCATTTCATTTTTAGCAATACACTGACCATAAGTGCTTTCAAGTATGGGCTTCATATCTGGATGTATATATTTAACCTTTGACGGGTTATGTTTACACTCAATAAATTCTTCAAGCGCACCCATACTATCAGGTCTATATAAAGCAAGAACTGCTGATAAATCCTCCATGCTCGATGGTTGTAATCTTATCAAAAGGTCTTTCATGCCAGCACTTTCAACTTGGAACACACCATCAGTCATTGCCTTGCAAAGAATCTCATAAGGAGATTTATCTTGCTCAAACTTTGGGTTATTGATGTCAAGGTCGTAATCTGATAAGCTCGTATCTTCTTGTACTTCTGTTAGTAAATTTAATGTAGCAACACCAAGTAAATCAAATTTAATAATACCTATTTCTTCAATGATACGTTTATCAACTTGTATAACGTGTTCATCATCAGTTCCAAGTTTCATAGCCATATAATTATCAATAGTAGTATCAACAATACCTACACCACCAGCATGAATAGATACTGTTTTAACTCTACCACTTAAATGGCTTGCAATGTCAAATAGTTCTTTATACTCAGGATGCTCGTCAAGCAAATTATCATTATGTTCAAGACACTCATCAAAGGTTTGATATGAAAACTTCTTACTTAACTTGTCCATTTCTTTAAATGGAAATCCTAATGTCTTACCTACATCTTTAATTGCTACAACTGGTGTGATATACGAGAAGTTTATAACTTGACATACTCTGTCATTACCATACTTGCTAACAAGATAATCAACCACCTTACCTCTATCACTCAAATCTATATCCAAATCAGGCATAGAAATTCTTTCAGGGTTAAGAAAACGCTCAAAAACAAGTCCATATTTAATTGGATTCAAGTCTGTAATACCCATAAGAAAGCATACTAAACTACCAGCACCAGAACCACGTCCAGCACCGACTTTTACGCCATGAGTTTTAGCCCAATTGATAAAATCCCATACAATAAGGAAATAGCCATCAAATCCCATAGTATGAATTATATTTTTTTCATACTCTAAACGTTCTCGATATATAGCTTGTTCATTCTTACTGAGTTTATCTATTCCTCTTGTCAGCCAACCTTGTTCGGTAAGATATGTAAGATAAGAATAATTATCATTGAACCCTTCAGGCAAAGGAAATGTCGGGAGCTGTGGAGACTGAAAGGGCATTGATACATTTTCTATAATATCTGCCACTAAATTTGTAGTTGTAAGTCCACGCTCTACATTTGCATATCCAATTTGAGAATCCATTACCTCATGAATTTCTTCAATTGTTTGTACATAACATCCTTCATATATTTCAGAAGCAGTCTCACTATCTCTTGCAATACTTACAAGTTGTCCTTGATAATACAAATCTTCTTTACGTGCGGCATGGCTGTCAGTTGTTATAATAAATGGTGTACTTGTACCATTTGCAAGGTTAAGTATCTTTTTATTATACTCAGCCTGTTCTGGACTACTATGCGCTTGCATCTCTAAAAAGAAGTGTGGGAACACTTTTTTGTATTCCCTAATGTATTCAATACATTTTTGATAATCTTCTTCTCTTGCAAGCTTAGAAGCGAGACAAGCTGAGGACACTACTAAGTCATTACCATAGCCTTCAAAGTCACTTAATTGTATACGAGGTTTATAATAAAAGCCTTCAAGGTTTGATAGAGTAACAAGGTGATTTAATGCTTTCCTACCCTTTTCATTTTTAGCTAAAACAACTAAGTGAAAATATTTTGATGTTTTATCACATATACTACGGTCAAAACATTCATACATTTCAACCCCATATATCATTTTAATCTCAGGGTACTTTTCTTTGAGCTTATCAAAATAACACCATGAATATTCATTACCATGTTCTGTAATTGCAAAAGCTTTAAGACCAACTTCTTTAGCTCTTTCCAAATATTCTTCTGGTGTTGAATAACCATCAAGAAGTGAATACATGGTGTGATTATGGAGACTTGCGTATGTATTTGTCATTATTTAGCCACCTCATAATCCTTAACAATAATTTGTGGGGTTCTTTTACCACCAAAATAACTATATCCAATTTTACCTATAATGTTAATATAAGTAAGAATGGTTGTATAATCATTATCTTCATTAGCAAGTTTTAATATAGCATCATTATCATGACGTTTAAAAGCTACAAGCTCAATAATATCATTACAAATAGGAATAACCCATGTATTATTTTCTTTGCCCCTTATTAAAATTTCACTTGGAGAAATTGGTATATTGTTTATTACAGTATAACACTCATCCATACAACAGCCGTAATAAGGTTTAAGCTTCGCTATATTGGTAAAAATATCTATATCAAAATCTTGGAAGTCTATTTCAAAGTCAACCTTAGTTTCACCAACATCTTGCAATCTATTGCCAGTTATATAACCATCAAGTATTTGCACCGCTTCAACAATTTTATTACCTTCAAATTCTACACCAAAAGCAGATGCGTGTCCCTGAGCTTTTTTGCAAACTTGCAATTTATTCAATAGGTCTTTAAAGTTATCAATAGGACTGGTATCTGTTACTCTACAAGAACCACCATATAAACTATTGCCTTTATTTCTCAATAGTATAACAGGCTTATGATACTTTTCTGTAAGTCTATTTGCAACATAGCCAGTAAGTGTTTCTTCAAGATAGTCTGTAACATTTGAAATAATGACTTCATGTTTGTTCTGTCCCTTACGTTCAATATGTTCTGTGATTAAAGGTAATTGCTTTTCAAGTATTTTGCTTTGTTTGCTTTTGGCGTTCTTGCAAAGGCGTACTGCTCTTTCGTATATGGATTCTTGTGTATATTCTGTATCACCACGTTTTTTGTATTCAAAGGTTTCTGATTCATCACAAATAAAAGCTCTAAATAAAATCTCTTTATCGTCTTGTGAACCAACACGAATAAGTGCATTGATAAGAGGAACAACATAAAACTGGATTCCTATAATATCTATTGTGGGAAGTGAATAAGACTGAGCTTCAACCAATGCACTGAAAAATGGATTGCTTTGAATACCTATGTTAAAAGCTGAAATGTATCTTGTCTCTGGTTCTCTCATGTCCATACAATCAGCAATGTTACCTAATGCACACAAATCAAGAAAACAATCTGCTTCATCGTTCCACATTTCTTCGTCACAAGCTTGCAGAAACTTATATACTATGCCAGCGCCGCACAACTGTTTATTTGGATAATCACAACATTGATTGTTTACTATTACTGCATATGGGTTGGCAGTCTCACTTTCATGATGGTCTAATATAAGTATATCAATTCTTTTGTCTTTAAGAGCCTTACATTGCTTTTTGTCATTTGTGCCAGCATCAGGCAGGATAAGTAATTGCGTATCTTCTGGAATGATTATATCTTCTGATAAACCGTGTTGTTTGGAATTATGCAACAGATATGTTAGCTTGCAATGTGGGTTTATTCTTTGTGTATACATATATATCATTGCCGCAGAAGTAAATCCGTCTGTATCTGAATCTACTACTATAGTTATATTAGAGTTGTTTTCAATATGCTTTTGGTAAAGCGAGACAGCATCACTAATATTAGCGAGGCTTTGATGTGGTAATAATACAGTTTCATTCATATTAATAAAACTATTTGTATCTTCAATCCCCCTATTTTTAAGGAACTGTTCTAATGGTTGTGTATAGTCATTCTCTCCGATTAATCTATATCGCATTATCAAAACCTCGCTATTATTTAATTTTATATATATTATTCTTTCTTAAATGTTCAAATTTATCTGGTTTATCTGTTGGACTTTCTTTTTCTTCAAGAATATTATTCTTGTCTAACAGACAATATATATTAACGCTTTCAATAAATCTGTCAGCAAGTTCTTCAAGTTCACTTAACTCTACATCTTTATCAAAGCAAAAAATTATATCCACACAAAGGCGAGACAACATATCTATTTGAGCTTGTGATATTTTTTTGCCGCCTGTAGCAACACAGTTATATATTCCCATTGTCCATAATTGAAGAACACCTTTTTCAGCTTCAACAATATACACACAACTCTTTTGCTTAATATATGGTAAAGCCTTGTCAAGTCCATACAATATGCGGCTTCTATTACATGGTTCAATATAGAGATACTTCATTTCACCTTCGTCTAAATGGTTTGAAAATAACCTACCCTTTATACCAACAAGATTACTAAGTTCATCACGTATTGGAATAGTAATCCTGTTAGTAAAAGAATCATATCCTATCTCAAAAAGCTTTTGTGTTTTATATGAAATATTATCCTTTTTAAACATATCATTTACATAAGGATAATAGTAACTAAGAATATGTTCTGGAATGGGCTTCAATGGAGTATTGTCATCAATATCTATGCTTGCCGTATTGTCAAGTTCCATAAGTAACTTAGTTACACGTAAGCTCTCAGGTAAGTCCTCATTCCAGTCCTTGTAATAATCTAAATCAATCCAGTCACATATCTGTTTAACTACTTCAAAGAAACTTATATCCAAATAAAATTCAACAAGGTCAAATATATCATGTGACTTTTTTGTTGGGTTTAATGTACGTGTATAATTAACAACTGTTAGATTGGTATTGAGATAAAGAGTTACACTACTGTTGTTATCCCCGTCAGGATTACCACAACTTATATAATCCCCTTTGTCTTTAATATGATGGCAACCTAACTTTTCAAGAATAACAGGAGCATAATTGTTTTCTAATATGTATTCTTTCATTGCTGGTATATCCACGTACTCACTTCCTTACTAAAATGCCTTTCTCTATCCAAGTATTCAAATCCAAATTTACTTCAAATACTATTTTTAATTTATTACCAAATCTATTTTTATCACAGTTAAAGATATAATAGCGCTTATCTTGCTTTAACTCACAAACTGTTTCTTCTCCCCATTCTTCGTCCTTTTGAAGATAACCATATTTATAGAAGTCACTTTTCTTTATCTCTTTTAACATACCTAACGTCCAAAGGTCATGTTTAATCTGTTTACAGTTTGCTATATTATTTGAAGTTAATTCATCTGGTTTAACAAACTCGGCATCATCTGTAAGCTGAAAAGAAAAATAACCGAACATATTAAGTTCTTGGGATATACCTGTTAATTTTGTCTCCGTAGCTTTCATGGCAGACCAATCACCCATTGAGGAAACGTCAGACTTAAATGTATCATAGAACCAATATTTTATGCCATGCACCAAATTAGCTTTTCTAATCTCAAATTCAAGTGTTCTATCATCATATCCAGTTGACAAGTCTTTCGCTAAAATAAGTTTATCTGTTGTGGATTCTACCCACTTAGCAATTGCCATAACCTTATTGTATTCATCTGAGGTTGCTTTGACACGCTCTATATAATCTTCTAATGATTCAGTAAACTCACCATTCTCATTAGTTTTGCGATATATAAACTTATTATTTTTATCCTTATATAATCCCAATACCAATTCTCTTTCTGGTTTATTAATCTTTATACCATGTATCTTTTGAAATTCTGGATTGTTTATAACAGTAGTGACAAGGCATTTTTTTACATCTAATATGCTCATTTCGTTCAAAAGTAAAAGCACCTTCTGTTTAAGCACCAAAGTAATATATGCAACAATCTTGGTAAGAAATCTTGTTTTACCTGAATTACTAAGCATACCTATAGCCATAGTAGACTTCAATTTTAAACCTCTGAACATTTCATTAAAGATAGGAAATGGAGTAAGAATACCCATGTCAGGCTTCTCCATACATTCAATCAACATGGACTGGATTTCATTATCTACAGCCTCAGCTTCTTCATTGGTAAGAATTACTGTATGTATTCTATCAGCCTTGCCTCTAATTAAACGGTAGATATCTTGTGCTGTAAACTGCTCAAATTTTTTATGAGAGACAATATTATCAATGTTAAAACCACTTTTTTGATATTCACGTAATAAGGAATATTTTTTTAGGACTTCTTGATAATTCTTTATATCTTCAGGAATGGCTAACTTCTTCCATGATTCAATTGTTTTCCATCCACCATATTTTTTATAGAGAGCCAACTTGTCCTTATCTTCTGCAAAGTATGTTGACAGTGTTGTTTGATTAAACGTTTGTGTTCTTTTCTGATAAATAATTTCAGCGTGGTCAAAAAAGAAACGGGTAACTTCGTCATAGAAATCATATTGACTACGAATATATTGACCATACTCTATAAGTAAATCTGGCTTTTTATAAATACTTCCTATGAATAGTATTTCATTTGGAATATTTGAAATTAGCTCCAACTGTATCACTCCTTATATTTCATCTAAAATACTATCAATATCAAGTGTGTTGCTATTATTATTATCATTATTTGAAATAAGGTTTGTTATCTTGTCAAGTCTTATATCTATACTTTTTGCTTTATCTTTTTCTTCAACTTGTGCAAGCTTCTGTTCTTCTTTCCATTTTAAATAACTGTCATACTTTGCAAGAACAACTGACATATCATAATAAATACGGCACATACCATCCATGTCCTTACCAGAACGTTTATTTTTATCATGAAGCTTTAATAAGTATGGCATCTTTTTTTGCCACATATCCCATAAATCTTCTAATGGTACAGGCTTACTAAGATTTTTATATGTACCTTTATACACCTTGTCAAGATTTATAAAGAACTGTTTGGGTAGAAATGATACATCATATTCTCGGTATAACCAATCAGTAAATTGAAGTTTAATACTTCGTTCTTTTTTTGTTGTATCTGTTTTCTTTTGCATTATACAATCCTTTCGGGGATATCAGGCAGAGAATACCTCTGCCCTATTCCCTATTTTTTACTTAATATTTGAAAGGATTTCAAGGCACTTTTTAAGAACCTCGACATCTGTAACTGACTTTAATGCAGTAGGAAGTCCTGCTTCTGTAAGAGCTGTCTTAGCCTTTGACTTTTGAACTGGATTAAGTGACTTCTGAATTTTAGAAATCTGTTCCTTAATTGATACAATCTCATCTGTTGTAGAACTATCAGAACTTGTTTCTTCTTCTACCTTGTCAATAGGCTTGCCAGCAGAACCAAGAACTTCACGGGCATAAAGCTCCTGTTCCTTTTCGACTGATTCAACAAGAGAATTTTTGACAACAAATGCCTTATTGTTAGCAGTCTTAT